TGTGGTGGAGTATAAACTAATGGAGATTTACTCAAGTATTCTTCTATGATGTTGCACTCCCAAGCAAACTTATCATAATACTCCTTACCATATTCAATAGCATCTTCCCTGTTTGGAAATGCTACTACAAATTTTTCTTTAAAGTAGAGTGAATAAACTTTCATCAATTTCGTGCTTGTAAGGTTATTATACAACAAAGGACACCTGATTTCAAGTGTCCTTGTTCCAGTTTGAAGAGTGTCCTTATACCACTCTCACTCGTTTAGAAGTGTCTATTCCTCTTCTTTTTTGGTATTGGGTGAGATTTCCTGGATTGGTAATAAACCCAGTTTCAAGACACATCCACCTTTGAGAACAAGAAATTTTTCCTCCAATTTTACCTGCTTTTTTTCCATTTTCAGTCATTTGTTCTTTTGTAAGACCGAAAATTGCTATACCAAGTTCTTTTTGTTTTTCTAAACCAATTTTACCATATTTTACTCTTTCTTCATAAGTCAAACCACAAATACCCAAACCAAATTCTTTACTTCTTTCACCTGCTATTTTGCCGTTAATAATACCACCTATTCTACCTGCTCTTCTTTGATGTTCTATTGAAAATCTACCACCAGCATTTTCATTCAAACACCACTTATCAAGATTATAAAATGGTTTTATCAATCTTTTTTCAACTTCTTGTGCTTCTATCCAACCCACATCTGTGAAGTCAAAAAATTGTAATATCTGTTTCTTTGGAGTGTAAAATTCCCAACACCACTTATGAGTATAAGGAGAACCCATATAATATTCCCCAAATTTCTTTTCTTTATGAACCCCATAGTAGTAATATGGGACTTCTTCAAAAGTAATTTTGTATATGTAAATTCTTGGACTTTGTGAAGTCATTTCTATTCTATTTGAACCGCATTATTATTTATAATAGAAAAGGTGCCCGAAAGCACCTAATCTGTCCGTAGAGAATTGCGGTTCAAACAGACACTCTTATTTATCCTACTTTACAAAATCTTTGATTTGTGGAACATCACCACAAATCTCATTCACTCGTCCTACTGTTTGGTCTTTGAGTGCTTGACGACACTCCAAGTTCTTATTGTATGTTTGTTGGAATAATACTCGTTGTTGTTGGGCATCATAGGTGAGAACACAAGCAATAACGACTAGAGAAATAGGGACAGAGAAAAAAATCCAATCAGGGTCAAATTTCATAGTGCCTCCACATTATAAGAAAGTTCATAAAGTTTTTGAGCATCAACTACCATATCTTCTACACCCTCATCTTTACAACACTGATAGTATTGATATTGATTAGCAATCTCACGAATAGCAGTAGCAAGGGCTTCTTTCATATCATCTGTTGCTGGTTGTGTAAGTTCTGCTTTGAATGCTTCCCAAACTTTGTATGCTGTGTCAGTCATAATTCAATTCCTCTTGTTCAATCATAAAGATAGCATTTAGAAACTCCAGAGCATACTTACCAACAACCCAGGCATCTTTATCTTCAAAGAACCTATCACCAATGGTTCTCATTGAATAACATTCTTTTTCTTTATCAAAGAACGCAATCACATAACAAGTTTCACTATTTGGATTTTGATTCCACTTGACGAGTTCATACTTGTTGTTGTATTTGCTCCAACGGAACTCAATGTTACGAAACCTCATTTGCCCTCCAGTTCATCAAGTTTTTCATTCACAAAACCAGTCATATCAAGTGTGCGAGGGTCTACACCTTCATCAGCACAATCAAGTAGAAACTCCATAAATGCTCCGAGAATCAAACAAGCTTTGCGTTTATCATCCAGTGGTTGAGCAACATAACCAAGAATGTGCTCGTAGAGTTCATCGTAAGTCATTTCCAAGTCCTACTGGTGGTTTGATGTCGTTGAGTTCATCATACAGCATCTTTGCAAACCCGTAGTGGGGTTTTGTGCCAGTTTCAATACTGGTGCTCGTTGCGACCGTCCACATTATATCCAGTTCTCTTTTATCAGGTAGTGGTTTCATCTTCTTCAACATCAAGGTCTTCAAGGTATTCAAAGTTCCAAGAATGTTCACAGACACCAATATCAAATCCAAACTTATACGCCCAGAACATAATACTCAAGAGACTGCCATTACCTGATTTGATTTGAATATAAGGCCAAGCAGTATAATCATTCCAAGAAACTGATGCTTGAAGTAGTGCCCATCGTTTAGTATGAAGAATTTGAGTATAAAGTTCGGTTCCAAAATCTTCTCTGCGTTTGAATGAGATGAGTTTCACTTACCTTCCTCCAGATTAGTCAGTTCTTCTTCAGTCAATACAGTTCCCATGGGACCTCTTACCAATCTTGCAATCTCTTCATCACGCACTTTCCACTCTTCAAACTTACTGTGAAGGTCTTCATCCATTGTCAGTTCATACTCTTCACAAATCTTGCGTTGGTCACTCTCATTCACATAATCATTAAAGACAAGTGACATAGCACCACTACGAATACTTGCAGGTGACATACCAACACACAGCATGAACTTCTCAAACAGTTTGAAATACTGTTTGCAGTTAAGATCTGCAGCAGGTGCAGTAATCAAATAGTGTTCTTCAGGAATGAAGTCATCATCAGGGATTGAAGAACTGTAACTAGGGGTCCAGGTTGCATCAAACTTAAATTGAACTTCAGCGTTGTAAGTCATAGTTTATTTTACAATTTTCCAATTAGGGTCATTTACTTTATCAATCCAAAAGAAGTATTTCTTATTGATTGATGCTAGAAATAGTTGTTTATCATTTTCTTGCTCTACATGACATCCATGCAGACTATCCATCATATTTGCAAATCTATTTTTTGCTTTGTTGGAAATAGGTTCGACATTTACCATTTTGCGTTTCACTTTAGTTGCCAACACAAGATTTGCTTAACTACTCTAGTAGTATAGCACAAAGTCAACCCAGAAGGTGTATGCTTGTGCCACTTCAAAAATTGACCCTTTGTATGGAGAATAGGAGAATCGAACTCCTAATAAGTGCTTGCAAAGCACCCGTTATACCGTTTAACTAATTCCCCTAGATGCCCATAATAGGAGTCGAACCTACACTGTATGGATTCTAAGTCCACCCTCTCTGCCAGTTGGAGTATATGGGCAAACTGGAGTGGCAGGGATCGAACCTGCGACCTAGATGTTAACAGCATCCCGCTACTACCGCTGAGCTACACTCCAATAAAAATTACTGTTTCATCATATATTCAACAGTATTTGCTACATCATTCATAGCATCACGAAGATTCGGTCTTTGTCCCGATTCTTGTCTAACAATAGGTCTTGATGAATCTGTGAGGGTCCATCTCCACTGCTTCATATTATCACAATACCAGAGATTAATTTTCATTTTTCTGATATTCCAGTTTAATCCAGTTTAAAAGAGAATTTGCTTCTGCAGTTCTAGAATCATCCATTCCAGATTCTAATCGTAATTTCATTACATAATTCTCAAGAGCAGCAATAGCAACTTCTCTATCTCTTTGTGAAATTAAGGACATAATTTATCTTTGTAGTTGGAGATATTTATTCCCCAATCGGGATGATAGGATTCGAACCTACGACCCTCTGTTCCCAAAACAGATGCGCTACCAAGCTGCGCTACATCCCGAGTTTGTTTAGCAACATATCTATATTGCTAATGGGAAATGTCGGATTCGAACCAACGACTTATTGCTTGTAAGGCAACCACTCTACCACTGAGTTAATCTCCCAGTGGAGTTGTTAACGTACAACTCCATAAACGGTGATACAATACTAAAGTAATTTATTGAGTCCCCACGGTGTCAATAAAACTTTCAGTAAGGTTGGAGTAAACTCCAACGGAAAGGAGAGGATTCGAACCTCCGGAGACTTTCATCTCTTTTGTTTTCAAGACAAACGCCTTAAACCACTCGGCCACCTTTCCTTATGAACTCATCATACCATATCTATAATGAGTTGTCAAACATTAAAAAAGAGGGTCATAAGACCCTCTTTAGAATCTTATTGTGATTATATCACTCTTCGATGTATTCTGCAACGATGCTGTCTACCCACTCTTCACTCATATTTGACATAATAGCAACTGCTGCTTCTTCAGTTGAAGCAAAACCTTCATCAAGAAGATGTCCCATTACGATATCGAAAAGATCAGTTCCTTCTGATTTTACCCACTTACCGTCTCTCTTAACCATTTTCTTGGTTCCAGCAATCTTTTGTGATCTTGGTGCCCCAGGATCACCACCTGCTGCTGTAGTGTTAGCAGAAATAGTTCTAGTTGCGTGACCACTGATGCTTGCTGGCATTGCTCTAGAAATTCTACCGAACTTCTTTACCTTAGGAACATCTTTTCCAGGTCTAAATGATTTTGCGTCAGTGTCTTGCTTAAACTTACTAGACTTTCCATAACCTTCGTATTCCTTTTCATCCTCATCCTTCTTTGCTTCATCAATCTGATGATTGTAAACAGAAGCATACATTTCACGTAAGTACTGTGCTGAGTTCATTTGACTTGAGAAAACTTATACAAATATTTATACAATTTCATTATTTTTGTAGTTTGTGATTAGTAATTCAGTTTTCACATTATCATCTGTTCCCTTTCTTCCACGATGAACCATTGAATAACGTAGTTTCCACTCTGTTAGTGTGTAGTCCTTATAACGATCTTTAATCCAATCATTAACGTTATATGTAATCATAAAACGATGAGGACATTGATCTACATCATCTGCGAATCTTTCATGTGAGAAGGACGAATGGAGTTTTCTGTCTGTGCCATAAAGAAAATCCTTAATGTCGTAAGGAGGATCAAGAAACACAAATACGTCGTCACCAGCATCATTCATTACTTCTGAATAATCAATATTAGTGATTTTCCAGTTTTTAATGATGTTTGAGTAAAGTGGAAGTTTGTCAATACCAACAAGAGAAAAATTAGATCTTGATGCTTGAACTGAAAATGTAGAATTTTCAGTAAGTCCTGAATAAGAACACTTATTCATTACAAAGAAAGCAATTGCTTGTTCGAATGGAATCAGTTCTTGAATGTGAGAAGCATAGAAATCAAAAAGATGTCTATGCCCCTCATCATCACCATCAACTCCTTCTTTAATTTGTCTTAGTGCTTCTGATAACTTTTGACCGTTATCCCTCAACTGAACCCAGAAATTATACAAGTAATAATACTTGTCATTCACCCAAATAGGTATCTTTGGATAGTTTTGAGATACCATTAAAGAAATGCTTCCACCACCTAAAAATGGCTCTCTGAATTCTTTGAAATCAGTAGGAAACCAAGGAGCAAGAGTTTTTAATGCTTTACTCTTGCCCCCTGGATACCTAAGACAGGTTTTTAGTGGAAATTGTTTCATCTATCTTTAATCCAGTTATCAATAAATTCATTTAGTTCTTTAGATATTTTAATAGAAGATGATGGGAATGTAAAGTTGGAAACATCCAAATCTAAATATACCAACTCATCTTTTGGAATTCTTGTTTTAACACCGTCACCTGAAGTAAAATAATATTTTTGGGCAGTTTCTCTTGTGGCAAGAGCAGCTGTATAATATTTGGTATCAACAATCATCACATAATCAAGTTTTGTTTGGGACTTGAATTTTTCAAAAGTTTCATTTGTGATATCTCCAAAATAATTTTTCATTTTTATATTAGTTGTTCCTCCTTTCTTTAAGAGATATCCTTTTCCAAATTTACCTTCAATGAATATAGTTTTACCATCAACTATTAATTCAAAATCAATACCATCCTCATCAATATGAATGAGTTCCGAAAAAACAGAAAAGCATCGTTCAACAATTCTAGAACGAAAAAAGTTGTCTGATTTACTTTTAAATCCTTTATCTAAATAGACATCCTTTATTGCCCCAAAGATATGATTCCAATTCCATTGGGTTTCGCAAATAGTTTTTAAATAATCAATGGTAATCATTTTTTGTTTTTTCCTCGGTAAGTTTCAGTTTGTGCGTGGCAGTTTGGACAAATAAGTAGGAGTGGGGAGACTTGAACTCCCACGGGCATACGCCCAACAGATTTTCATACCACTATAGTTTTCACTACCCTTTCGGTTTGTGGTCTGGACTATACCTTCACCATACTTTTTAGTTTAGGTGCTCCCCGTCTAGTCTCTACACCTTCATCTTAAGATGCTTGGCTCGGGATTGCCATTTTACAGGTTTCCCCGAATTTGAGGAGAGACACTCATAAGGTTTCCCAAATGAGGCTCAATTTTCATAAGTCTGGTGTGTCTACCGATTCCACCACACTCCCATTTGTATTGTTTGTTTGGTGGTTCTGGAGAGAATTGAACTCTCTTCTTACACTTATAAGGTGTAGGCTTTAACCAATAAGCAACAGAACCATTTATAAGACAATCATAAGGCAGAAACCTTAGATTGTCAAGTGGGAAATGGTGGATTTGAACCACCGACCTTTCGATTATCAGTCGAATGCTCTACCCCTAAGCTAATTTCCCGAGGCGGAAGTGGTTGGATTTGAACCAACGGATGCCTATTGAAGACATCGGGGGATTAGCAATCCCCTGCATTAAACCTCTCTGCCACACTTCCATAGGTGCTCGATGAGAGGAGCAGTGCAGGTTGTGGGGATCGAACCCACCTATCTTGTCTTATGAGGACAGTGCTTTCACCAGAGAGCTAAACCTGCTCGTTTAAAAACTCTTCCCAACTACCTCCATAGTGTAACATATGATGGCAGTTATGGCAAAGAAGGTCACATTTATCAACCTCTGCTTTGATTGTGTCCCATTTGCGGTTAGCAAAACTTCTCCCATCAAGTTTTAATTCTTTTTGGGATGGGTCTCTATGATGAAAACATAGAGTTGCTGGTCTACTTTCTCCACAGGTTTGACACTTGCCACCTTTGTATTCAAGTGCTTTCCATTTGTTAGAATAACCTCTTGATTTTTGCTCTGTGTAAGTGTTTCTATTTACTACATATGGGTCATTTTCATAACGCCATTTGTTACGGCAACTTTCGTTACAATAGAGTTTTGCTCGCCCACCTTTACGGGGACTTTGTGGAACTTCTTTACCACAAGACTTGCAAGTAATCATGGTTATGAATAGATACATACACCTATTTATAACACCAGATAGCTAATCGAGCAAAAAATGTGAATTAGATATTCACAAGAGTTCCATCTTTCCGAAACTGTGAAACAAGTTTGCCAATACTCTCAGCAACATTAACTTGTTCTTTCACATAAGTCAAGTCATCACACTTAAAAAGATAAACTTGTTCTGGTTTGTAGGTATAAGCAATACCTACTTGATTGTGTTCATTATCAAACTCAATCCTTGCAATAGCAGAAGAATTGGTGATTTCAAGAACTTCCATCGGTCCCTTTCGATTACTCCGTAATCATAGCACGGTCAGGGGTGGTCTGGCAAGATGCTGTGCCAGTTCGAGGATTGGACCAGTATATTATGCCTTGGGTTTACGAATCATTGTATCTGCACCAGCAATTTTATCCGAAGGTGTGCGGTCTCTATAACCTAGATTTCTATACATCTTATCTAATTTTTCTTTATATCCTGGTTTTGCAACTGGGGTCAAAGAAACATTTTTACCAATCTTATCTGCATATTTATGCAGTCCTTTAAATGTTCTTTTTGCAATTCCTTTGCCTCTTTGATTCTCTGGAACTTCAATGTTATCTACACGAATATCACCAGAACTTGTAGTATGAACAACATACTTCATTCCTGGTGTTCTTCCTTTTGTTTTTCTTTGAATAGTTTCTAGAGCATCAGGTTTTGGTGCCTTTGCTTCTTCTAGGAACTCTTTGAAGGTCTTCATATACTTATGGTTTTCTTTTATTTATTTCCCTTTCCTTTCTCAATCTTTTTTTATGTGCTGCTACAAGTAATCCTTTATGTCCGACGTGTGCGATGTCTCTTGTCTTTCCTTCCAGTTCGTGTGCCCCACCTGCTCTATGTGAGATTCCCCTCTTACTTCTACTTTCTGGTGTTCTGCTTGTAGTAGCACCCATTAAATTCTTTGGATGATGTCCGTGGTAAATTCCATCTGCGGCATCTCTCTTCTTTCTTGCTTCCCACTCAGAATCACTCATAGATGACTTAATCTTTGCAGAGTAATGTGTTGGAGTAATGTGATGTGCTTCTAGTCCTGCTCTTTGAAGTTTCTTCTTTTTAACATCTGCTGCTGCTCTTTCTTCTGCAGAACTTAAACTTGACATTCTTTCTGCTCTTGCTTTTCTTTCTTGAGCACCACCAGACTTTGGTTTTAATCTCCATTTTGGACTTTCACTACTTCCAGCATTATTCGCATAATAACCTGATGGAATTCCACCGTGATGCTTCTCTAATTCTGCACGACTTGAAAAATGTTGTCCTTTTGCCTCAACGAGATATGCTTCTTCTACGAATTCCTTGAATGTTTTCATTTTACGATTTCTAGCAGGATGTGAGACTCTTCCACTATCTAAATTTCGATTCGCTTCCTTTCTTTTTCTCATCATATTTGACATGAGTTGAATTCCTGGTGCCTCAACATTCCCAGATCTAACTAATGCCTGTGGAGACTGTGCCGCATTTGCAGCAAACGATAATGCTAATATAGCATTCGCAGCAGCATCTCTTTTTCTACCTTCAGAAAGCATTTAGATAAAAAATAACCTCTGATTATTTATCAGAGGTTATACTTCAGTCTCCTTTACCTTCTAGAGTTTTGACTAGCATAGCAGTGAAAAGTTCCATTTTTCCTGGATGAACTGATGCTGGGTTTTGATTAATTACATTTTTAAGTGCAACTAATTCATTCCATTCATCATTAGTAAGATCATCTTTTGTGTTTCTTGAAAGAGTCATGATTTTCCAGGATTGTCAGCATATTCTAACATACTATCTAGTGGATATCAGGTTTCTTAAGACTCTCTTTTGTTTTCAGTAAACTTTTGTAACACTTCAATATCTTTTTTCAGTTCTTCATTTTGCTTCTTATCGTGATAATAACCATAAAGAGCATTGTGAACATCCATAAGTTCACTAATCCAGAATCCAGCAGGATAGATTCCAAGTTCATCTTGAAGTCCTCGATGACTTGTTCCTGCTTGTTCTGCTTTACACATAATATAGCAGATTGCTTGTACCATATCAAGTTTTTCATCTTCAGAAAGCATAAAATACTTCCCTACTGATTTTTGTACCGACTCCTCCATATCTTTTTGAAGTTTTTTACAAGCATCAGAATCCCACCATTCTTTTAAGGATTTACCTAGTTCATTCATACTTTTTTAATAGTAAAGGATCCATCATAATTATCAACCCACTGTAGAGTATCACCTTCCTTCCATCCAAGTTTTTGAATAGATTCTTTTGGAAATGTAATATACTGTTCTCCAGTGATTGGATCTTCCTCTACAGGAATTGTATGCTGATCTTCGTACATTTTTAGTTTTTGCTTTAGTGCTTCATTAAACCAATTCTCAATCCATTCTTGATCTTTATCATTCAAAAAAGACCACATTGGATCATTTTCATCCCAATCAAGATCAAATGATCCATCTTCCCTTTCAGTAACTTTAAGTGAATCTGTTTCAGTCATTACCAATTACCTTTCGTTGAAGTTCCTCTATTTGTGTTTGTATCTCATATAGGGTATTTGTTGTCCCTACATTCTCTTGTTCTAATTTTTTAATTTTTTCTTCCAAATAATTAGTGTAATCAAGAATGGGTTGAACGAACTTTTGCATTAACTTACCTCGTAATCCTGCTGATAATAAGCACTGATAACTTTATCATCCCAACAAGAAGGGAGATTATTCTCCCTAGATCTCATATGATTTACTTTTGAGATTGGGAATTCAAAGAGTTCACAATCATGAAGAACTCCATCCAGTTGCTTACGCTCATTTTCAGTTTTTGGATAACGATATGCATACCTATGCATACCAGTAGTATTCCTGTAAGTTCTGCTCATTTCTTTACTCCATAAAGATTAAAGTAAGAATTGTATCTTAACCATCTACCATAAGATGGTTCAACATCTAGACTAGCACAACATTCCAAATAAGACAACCACTCAAACCAAGGAGTTGTATAATCAAATACATGATATGGTCTAGAGTTTTCCACCTACTACGCCTTCATAAGTTTGGGATTCAGTGAAACCTTCCTGCCGTCCCTTAAGATAAAAACGGGTTGCTGAAATACATTGCTCTTTAGTGAGAGATGTGATAATTGATTTGTCCTCTTTATCATAAGATACCCAAGTTCCCCATCTTTGCTCTTTAATATAAAATGTGTCATCAATCCATTCAGGATTCATTCAAACTCTCCTGTTTTGTTTTTGACTGTACCTGAAGAATAAACTCCTTCAATTCGGGAGGTTCTATCCACTCCCATACTGTCCCATCCTTTTGAGTATAACTTTTCTGAATAGTTTGGATTTTCATAAATTTCTACCTCAACTTTAATTTCCCTATCATTCCAATGACGAATTACACCTGCCACAATAAAGCAGTTTGTGACAAGATATGTAGCAAAGATAATTGTTCTAATTACTGCGACTCGATCTGCTAGATGATTTTTTGGGTGTGCTTTTTCTCCGAGTGCTTTTGCCCACAGTCTCCACATTAGTTCCAGGTTTGATAAAAATTTCATAATCTTTAGTCGTGAACTTGCACCTAGTGATATATTTTTCTGCGTGATTTTGATTTTGAAAATAACAAGTTTTTTTATCCTTTAGTTCCTTTCCATCTTTATGAATAACCTTTACTGGAAATTGTTCGTATGGAAACTCTTGCTTGTCATCCGTTTTCATTTTAATTCATCTTCATTGGATTTGGAAAGTTGCTTTGACAGTTCTTCTGCTGTCTTCATATGTTTTCTCATCATCCACCATTGTCCTAGTGGATTTGAAAATATAAATGGATGAAATCTCATCATCCAATAAAATCTCTTAAATTTAGTACCAATAGATTTACTAATCAGATAAATGTAATCTGATACATTTGCATCTATTATCATCATTGTAATAATGATAGCAAATACTGTGAAGAGACTGTAGTAATAAATCATGGTGTTTTTCTTAAGAATGTTAGATAATCTAACAATTGTTGTTTAACAACATCCAACTCACCCTCGCAACCTTGACCCTTTGCCCTACATCTTATTTCGTGATGTATTGTATGCAAGTCCTCTACCATGAGGTCTATTGCCTTGTTTCTGTTGTAGTTCATTTCTTTGTTAGGAGAGTGAAAAGAGTTGAAAATTAATCACAATAATCATCACTATAATCAACCAGAGTCCAATCTAGATCTAGATCCTCCAGAAATTCAATAAGTTCATATTCATTGTCTGGCAAATATTCTTCTTCACTCAAAGTGAAAGATGCTTCACATAGTCCAGGTCCATATTCAGGAGGATCATATAAAGTCTGTGAGTACATCAACAAAACCTCATCAATCACAGCAGAAACATAAACAACCCCATCATTATCTTGATGAATTGATTCGATTTTTTCGATTGTCATTGCTTCTTTATCTCCCGATTAACAAATTTTTTTGCAGTATCCATTGTAGTATGAACTGAAATTTGCTGTCCTTTGTGAATCGACATAAATTTTTTACCGTATGGAACTATTGCCCATTCCATATTTTTACTAATCCAACCAAACTCATCACTCATTCAACTTACCTTGAAATGTCATCAAAATCAACATCTGGATGTAAGAATTCTAGATATTCTTCATAATCAACCCCAAGATATTCAGCAAATTGTTTAAGGTCTTCATGATGCTGAAGAAGCATTAATTCTTCTATATTTTGAATCATTGATTTCCCCTCAATAACCATATCTAGAAATCATCTGATCCATTCTATCTTCACGATATTCATCTTCATATTCCTCATTTGGAGTTTCTTCCAAATCCTCATAAATTGAATCGGCATCCTTTTCCAGAAAAGTTGTGCTCATAAGAATACAGTGGAGTGTTGGTATGTTTTTATATAGACAAGAAGGGGGGATTACCCCACCTCCTCGGTTTCGGTTTGCTTAAATTCAGCATCGATTTTGTCATACAACTCAACAAAGGTTGCTTTGGTTTCATCATCAAAACGATTCAGACAAACCTTGATTGCTTTGTCCTTCTTACCGAAGATAGAATATGCCTTGATGATATGAACCAGACGACGAGTGCTGATGACTTCATCAATGCCACCATCGTTGAAGGTCTTACGAATAATCTCAGACCAGGTGCAAAGGTGCTTGATGAAATCGGTGTGCTCACCAATCATAGGAATACTAAGTGATTCTGCCACCTTAGTCAAGATTTTAGTCTCAGTGCTAAGAGTAGGATACTCCTGTTCGAAGGTGATAGGGAATCGTTCCAGGAATGCCTCGTTGAGAACATTAGTGCCAATAAACCGACCGTCATCAGAACCCTTACCCTTAGTGTTTGCAGTCGCAATCACATTGAAACCTGCCTTGGGAACAACGTGCTTACCAATTTTCTTGAGGAACACACCCTTACCCTCTAGAATAGACTGAAGGCAGAGGATTTTGTTGGAAGCAAGGTCGATTTCGTCCAGAAGGAGAATTGCTCCACGTTCGAGTGCTTCAATGACGGGACCATTATGCCATGAAGTGCTCCCATCAATAAGCCTAAAACCACCGATAAGGTCATCTTCATCAGTTTCAATCGTAATGTTTACACGAATCAGTTCACGACCAAGTTGGGCACAAGCTTGCTCAACACCGAAAGTTTTTCCATTACCAGAAAGACCAGTGATGAAAGCAGGATAGAATAGACCAGACTGAATAACTTTTTTAATATCCGAAAAATTACCAAAGCTGACGAAGGTAGCATCTTTTTTGGGAACGAGATTTTGGACGAAAGAATTCATAGTTGCCACACCAGGAACCGTATCGGAACCTTCTGCTGAGGGAGAATTATAAGTTTCTTCAAGTTCTTTCACAGTTTCCTCCAGATTCCATTTACCACGACCCACCTTGTATTGATTCAGGTATTTGGAAAGAGTCGCATACGAAGTGCCAATTTCAGTTGCTACTTCTCTTACAGCATCAGCACCAAACTCGGTGCCAAACTTTTCTTTCAGAATGGAGATTGCTTGGTCGGTCATAATGTTAGATTTGGTTGGCATCGGTTTGGTTGATTACTCCGTAATCATAGCACGGAAAAAGGTATAGGGGGGTATCCAGTGGACACTCCCCCAGGTGGTCAGGCAACTAGAGTAATAAAGTTGCTGAGGAGTTTCTTGTTAGTCTTTTTCTTACCAAGAACTTTAGTAAAAGCAGACTTAATTTGTGCTTTTGTTGCGTTCTCAGGAACAGAGAACTCCTCATCTTGTGCGAGAGAGTTAGCAGCAATCACATTGAATTGGTCGAATCCAGTGTCTTGGAATTGAACGGAACCGTTCTTACGAAACTCACCCTTGACTTTTTCGTAGTTCTCTACACCAGTTCCATACCAACGATGACACATTGCGAAATCACGACTAGGAGTGATTCGGAAGTTAATCACATTCACAGTCTGGAACCTATCTTTCACCGTTTGCAGGAGAACCTTGGCATAACGAGGGAAGTTATCATAATCCAGGGAAGCATAAACACGACCAGTCTTCCTATCACGAATAGCAGTGCGATGATGCTTTGTGTTGCCAACGTAATCAGGAGAATCAGGATAACGACCCTTACGTGCAACCGTCACAGAATTCTGGTATCCCTCACCATCAGTCAGGAAGATAACATTCACCTTCTGAAGTTTATTCTTTGCCTGGAAATCAGGAATCAGAGAGTGAAGTGCGAGGATACTTTCACCGATAGGAGAACCCGAAAGGTCAAGATGACGAGGAACAGCACCACTACGTTTCTGATAAGACCAGCAAGCACACCAGATATTCTTGAGTTGTTCTTCAAGAACACGATTGTTAGTTTTGCTGGTGAAGAAATTCATCAGACGGAAAGATTGCTCTGGTGCGATAACACCAGCAACTTTTTCATATACAGGAGGATGGTCGGGTTGTAGTTCCATATATGCGTGTGCGTCCAGAGTGAAAGCATACACTTCAAAGGGAATATTCACCTTACGGCAGAACCAAATCAGGTTCAGCAGTTGCTTGTAAGCATCCAGAATAAACTCACTCATTGAACCAGACCAGTCAAGAATGAAGATGAGACCGTGATTCTTACCATCAGGGACTACAGAAACTTTCTTAAACAGGTCTTCGTTGAACTTATAGGTATGAAGTTTGGCAGTATCTAGAACCCCTGTGCGAGCAGTGCTAGAACGAGCATACTGGTCTGCAGACTTCTTACATTCAAACTCTTTTACCAGATAAGAAACTTCTTTCTCTGCAGATTTCTTGTAGGTATTGTATTCCTGACAAGCAACCTTGTAAGTTTCGGCAACATAAGTTCCTTGAGACTCATAGTATTCCTTTGCTTTTGAGTGAATAAACTCATTAGGAATTACCATTGTCTCAAGATTCATCTTGGGGAGTTCCACATAGTTAGTCTCTTGGGCATACTTATCCACAAGGTCTTGAGATTTTTCATCAAAGGAACGAGAAGTCTTAGAAGTCAGTTCATCACGATTAGTTTCACCGTGCTGATTGCTTGCTTCCTGACCGAAACCACCACCATTCGGTGCCTCCATAGACTTATTCATATCATCACCGAAGGATTCACCTTCAGATTGAGACTGACCCTGCGAGTCTTGCTGAAGATTACTTTGGTTCTGTCCCTCTCCATTTTCAGAAGAAGAACCCTGTGGACCTTCCACTTCTTCACCACTAGGACCAGACATTTCATCTCCACTACCAGGAGTAGGCATAGAGTCCACCTTTTGACGTTTGTATTTCACAAACTCGGTGATTTCACGAGCAAGTTGTAGCACTTCATCAAACGTTTCAGTCTTAATCGCACGAGTCAGAAACTCATTCTCTTCATCAGAGAACGCAATGTTATGAAACGCACCAATCTTGTAATACAGATTGATTCGGTCAATGAAAGTCAGTTTATCCAGGTTCTCTTCCTTGGTTGAAAAGAAGTCATCAGCATTCAGTTCATTATAACCATTGTAGAAAGTCCGAGACAGACCAGGATACTTTTTCTTCATCAAACGTTCTACACGAACATCCTCAAGAACATTCACGAAGTCTTTGGGAACTTCAGGATAATCTACAGTCCAGTCAATATTATCAGTAAATAATGCGTGTCCTACCTCGTGTCCTACCAGAAGGTCATAGACAGTTGCGGATGCTTTATCCCAGTTAGGAAGAGTCAGCACACGACGGTCTACATCAAACATAGCAGTCGGAACTTTCTTATGTTCGATAATCAGGTTCTCGGTTGCCAGACATTTGGCAAGAGAACCCTTGACTTCTAGGTTGACAGGCATCTGGTTTCCTTTTGAACTCCGTTCATCATAGCATAAAAAAGGGGTCCAAAGACCCCTACTGTGCCACTATGTCAACTGTCTTATGGAGTTTCTTCAACTACTGGGGTACTCCAGGGAAGTCCATTTGAATTTTTAGGTTCAATATTTTGATTTTGTATATGATTACGTAAATTCATTTCTAATTTATTTACTTCATCTTCACCTAATGAAGATTTAACCCAAGAAACTACCAATTCTTCAGTTAAATTTTCATAACTTATAAGATCATCTGGTCTTTGTAATTCTAAAGAACCCGAAAATGAAGACCCAGTTCCTTCAAAATCTGGAGTTAACTCCCAATAAACTCTAAATACGTATCCATCAAGAAGTTCTCTTTCTAAATCAGTGATCTTCCAAATCAAATTAATTTCAGATGAATTGTCAGACATAATAGAAATATTGGTTTAGATAGTACATTATACATTATTTAGGTTAACTTGACAAGAAATGAAATTATGAGTAG